AAATAGATACTATTAACAACTAACTAAAGAAACTATGAATAAAGAAGAACTAACATTACTTGCAGAAGTACAAATGATGCTAAATCCAGATAATATCGCTACTTTTGCAGTATATATTCCACCTGCACAACAATTAAGAAATGAAGCAGATAAAATGGATAGAGATAATGCAACTAGAAAAAGATTTGATGAGTTTATAGAAGCTAAAGAAAAAGAATTTATAGATACTAAACTTGTAAAATAGAAATAAATTAATATAATTGAGGTATAAAACTAATTAAAAGATTATGATAGAATCAAAGAGAGCAGATAAGAAAAAGAATCAAGCTAAGGTTGTAAAAGCTCTTATTAAAGACCCTGCTTTAACTGAAAGAGAATTAGCAAAAGCTACTTGATTAGGTAACTGAAGCGCTCATAACCATAAGAAAGAACTTGAGCAAAGCTGAGCAAAAAGCAATATTCTTGATAGAGTACTAGAAATGGATGATGAAATAATGGAACTAGTTAACTCATTAACAGTTAAACATATCAAGTGAAAGATAGAAGCATGAAGCGCTTTAGAAAGTAATGAAGTAAAGGTACTTTGAGACTTAGCTAACAACTCTACAAAGAGAAAAGCTATCTTCTGAAGTAAGGAATGAAAACCAGTATGAGAAGTTATTATACAATTATAATAAAAATTCAGTTGGCTTAAAATAAAGGTTTCCTTAACTATGCACACACGATGGAAGAAATAAAAATGATTGATAGAATTACTAAAGATATAATAGTATTGCAAGACTTAAATTATATAATTAATAAGATAGTTCTTCCAATTAAAAGTATAAAAACTATACAATTAGAGTTTATTGATAAATGAGAAGTATTTATTTGAGAAATATATTCAGTAAAAATAGAAGCATCTGAGGATAATAATGCTAGAATAGAAATGAGATATTAATTAAATAATATGAAAATAAATTTAAAGAATCTTAGAGGTTGGCAAAAAGATTATATCAAGAATAAAAAGAGATTTAATGTATTAGTTGTACATAGAAGAGGTTGAAAGACTGTCTGAGCAGTATTAGACTGAATGTTAGAAACAATACAGGAGATTGGAGATTATTGATATATAGCACCAACTTACAGACAAGCTAAAAAGATTGCTTGGAGAATGATACAAAAATATTGAAATCAAATTACATGATTCACTTATAATTCAAGTGAGCTTATAGTTACTTATTCTAATTGAAGTACATTAAGTTTATTTGGTGCTGAAAACCCCGACTCGCTTAGATGATTAGATTTAAAGTGAGTTATTTTTGATGAATATGCACAACAGCCTTCTTGGATTTACTGAGAGATTATCTTTCCTATGTTAAATGCTAACAGATGATGGGTTACTTTTATTTGAACCCCTAAAGGTAAGAACTCTTTTCATAAGCTATATGAGAGAGCTAGAAAAGATGATAGATGGTATACAACTTTATTAAAATACACAGATACTAAACTATTAGATGAGGAACAAATATCAGATGCAAGGTTAGAAATGACTGAGGAAGAGTTTGAACAAGAGTATAACTGTTCTTGGGAAGCATTTATGAGATGAGCTGTTTATGGTAAAGAATTACAATTAGCAAATAAAGAATGAAGAGTTAAAAAAGATATTCATACTCCATGAGTTCCAGTTGATACATTTTGGGATTTATGAATCTCAGATGCTATGACTATATTATTTATTCAAGTTGTATGACAAGAGGTTAGGATTATAGATAGTTATAAAAACACTTGATACTGATTAGACCATTACGCTTGAATAGTTCTTGCTAAGGATTATAAGTATAATAAACATTACTTTCCACATGATATACAACAAAGAGAGTTATCAAGTTGAATGAGTAGATTAGATACAGCAGTTAAGCTATTTGGTAATAATTGTGAAGTTGTACCATTAAGTTCTATTGAGAGTTGAATTAATGCTTGAAGACTTATCTTTAAGAATGTATGGATAGAAGAATGACTAGAAGACTTTCAAAATGATTTAAGTTTATATCAATATGAATATGATGAGAAGAGATGAGAGTTTACTAAGAAGCCTAAACATGATTGGACTTCCCATTATGCAGATACTTATAGATATATGTCTATAACTTATGAGCATCTTATTAGAACTCCTATTAATCAAGAGAAGCAAGTTGAGTTAGAATTTAACCCATACAACAAAACAATATCTAATGAAGAAAAAACACTAGATGAGATTATCTTTGCAGATGATGAAGAAATAGAAATAGAATTTAATGATGATGTTTATAAATAATTTGACTTTATCCTATAGTGCTTATACTAGATAATATATACTCCTAATTATCCATCATGGTAGAAAATGAATTAGCTGAAATTAAGGAACAAACTGAAGTACAGAAATGAGTAGCTGATTTTTTAAAGGCTATTGATAAAGATGAAACAGACTTATTAGTTCAAGTAAAACATGAAAGAGAACTTTGAGATGAATACGTTAATGGAGAAAGAGATTTAATAGAGGCTGATTTAATACTATTAAGAAATCAAGTAAAACAAAAGGGTAAGATTTGAGATACTACCCTTTTTAATGTGCATACAGCTTATGTAGCAAGAAGTTTCCACAATAAGAGTCCTATTAAGTTTAAATGAGATAAAAACTGAATAGAGAGAGAAATTAAGATGTTAAATTCAGTATGGAAAGAAGACTCACAAACTTCTTATATGAAAGCTATTAAATATTATGAATACTTTGATAAGTTTGCTACTTGAATATGTATTACAGCTAAAGTAGGTTGGGATTGAACATATAAAAGAAACATATATCAAAACATTAATCCATTATTAGCAGTTCCAGACCCTAATGGTGATTATTTCACAGGTAATTATAGGTTTATCTGATTTCCTACAATCAAAACAAAAGGACAATTAGAAGCTGAATGATATGATACAGATGATTTACAACAATGAGAAAGTGTAGACTGAGCTATTGAAACTAAAAGAACTAGTCAGCAAGACCAATGATTAAACTCTGTAGTAGATAAAGACTTATTTGAAGTATATTTGCACTTCACCACTATTCAACAAGAGATTGACTGAGATATAGTTAATAGAAAGATATGGGCATTAACAGGTGCTAATGAAAAGATTATATTAAATGCTTGATTCATTAAAGCTTGAAACAAACACGAAGAAAAGAATCCTGAATCAATTAGTTTTCCATTAAAGTTTAAATACTGGAAACCATTAAGAGATAACTTTTATTGAGATAGACCTGCAAATTATACTAGAGATGTACAAATACAAAAAGCAATCATAGCTAATCTAAGATTAGATAAAATGAGAGCTGAGTTATATCCTATGTATTTATACAACAAAGATTATGTATCAGGTAAAGATTTAAGTTTCTGATTTAATAAAGGGATTCCAATTAGCACATGAATTAATTGACCTCAAGTTAACTTACAGAACTTAGTATCTCCTGTTGCTAAAGATTTAAGAATAGATACAAGTATTACAGTAGATGAATTAATGGATAGACAAGTAGAGAAATCTACAAGTATTTGAGCTATAGCTTCTTGAACTACTCCTGATAAAAGAGAAACACTATGAACTAATCAATTAATTGTTAGTAATACAGATGTTAATCTTAACTTAAATGAAGAGATTGATTTAATTTGAGAAGAACAAGGTGTTCAAATTTGGTTTAACTGATATTATCAAAACTTTAGTGATGCTGATAGTAAACTTATATTTGCTTGAATGTGAACTAGTCAAGTTCCAATACAATTAAAAAGGAAAGATTTTATATATGAATGAAATCTAGCAATAAGTATTGAAAGTAATGCACAAAGTGAAATAAGGAAAAGAAAACAAGCTCAAGCATATCTAGTTACTTGACCATTAATATTACAAGACCAGTCAATTAATGAATGAAGTAAAAGACATACATTAAGAAGAATATGAGAAAGTAATTGAATGGATAGTGAAGATATTGATATTGAAATACCAAAGACAAGTCAACAATTAATGCAGGCTTTAGAAAATGAATTACTTAATGATTGAGAATATATTGAAATCAATCCTAATGATGATGATGAACAACATCTAATTGAGATGTGAAGTCTTATTCTTACTCCTGAAGCAGAAATGCATCAATATGCACATATACAAGCTAGTATACAGAAAGGTCAAATGGTAAGCGAATGACAAGACCAATGAATGCTCAATCAAGCTCAAGCAGTATCTAATAGTATGACTGCTTCAGAAATGGCTAATGAAATTTAATATTAATTACAAACTATGACAATAAATACAGTAGCAGATTTAATCAAAGATGAATTAACTGATGAAGAAAAAACATTACTAGAAATTGATACTAAGAAAAAGAAATATAAACTATTAACTACTTATCTTGGAAGTAAAGAGTGTGAGGCTTTAATTAAAAAGTATATAGCTAAATGAGAACTTATATACAAAGAAATAGGGGCTGAGATAGATAAAAGAAGAAAATGAGACACAGGTAAAGCTACTGTTTCAGATTTAGATAAAACATTATCTTTCTATGATTTCCAATTAGAAGTAGTAAAAGA